CGACCGAATACCCTACGGATAAAGATTTCGGCATTCACTACGACAGTGGCGCTGATAAGTTGTATTTGACGGTGAATCGAGGCGGCTCAATCAAAGCTCTCGATTTCGACGGCGGCGGAATCACCGGTTGGGGCGCAGGCGCAGGCAATGCGCTGGTGCCTGATGTTGCGGGGACTGATATTGGTGCGGTTGGGAATGAAGCGGGCAGAATTTATATCGGCCGCGCCAATCAAAAGACATCGAGCGCGGCGCCGGCATCGTTGACCGAATACCCGAACGCCAATGATTGGGGGATTCACCACGACACCAACGCTGACACGATTTCGCTGGCCTTCAACAAGGCTGGCACCCTTCAAATTCTCGACTTGGCCGGCGGCGGCATCACCGGTTGGGGCGCAGGCGCAGGAAATGCGCTGGTGCCTAATGTGGCGGGAACTGTTATTGGTGCGGTTGGAAATGAAGCGGGCAGAATTTACAGTAACAATATTATTGACCTAACCGCTGCAGGCGGAGCGGCCCAGGTTCTCGGATCTGGCAGTTATGCTGTGCGGCTCTATGGTGGAGGTGCGTCGCTCCTCTCTTCCCTTAATATTGTCTCGACACTCGGCATCGGCGGGGCATTCGGAAATGCAAAACTGTATGGCCCGTCAGCCAATATCTTGGAGCAGCGGAACGGCACGAACCCGCAGGAGACCAGGCTCTACAACACCTACACCGACGGCTCGAACTACGAGCGTCTCAGCATCGGGTGGGATACGAATTTCCTGAAAATCAGCACCGAGGCAGCGGGAACGGGTTCTTTGCGCAATATCCAGATCGGAGCGGGGTCCAATGGCACCGTTAAGGTTCTAGACTACAGTGACAACACCGGTCTGATTTTCGGGCAGGGTGGGTCGGATAAAATGATTCTAAAAAATACCAATCTTCAACCCAGCGCGGCAGGGGGAATGGATTTAGGCGAGACATCGGCGCCTTGGGGCGACATCTTCCTTCGTCCGTCTAGTTCCCTGACGCCAAGCGCAAACGGAGACCTTTGCATTGAGGCGACCAACAACACAACTCTCACATTTAAACTCAAAGGCTCCGACGGGACTGTCAGAAGCGGAACCGTAGCACTCTCATAAAATGAAAGCGAAAACCGTATTCGACCCGCAAGCGCAAACGCGCACCGAGGCGCAAGATGCCGCGCAACGCGCACTCAACGATGAGGCGTTAGCAACGCAACGTTACGTGTCCGCAATCCTCTCGGGCTTCACCGCGTTCTGGGGAACACCTGGCAACGTCGAGGACCGTGACGCGCTCGTGGCCAAACTCGAAGCGCTTGGGGCTGACAATTGGTTAGCGCTTTCCTCTCGCCACGCGGCGGCGATGCAATACCTGCTAACCAACCAAATGGTTGAGGATGTGGCAGACTGGCAATTGGCAACGCCTTACGAAGTCGCCGTGGACGGCTCCACTATTACCGTTGGTGAAACCTTGAACGCCGCGTGGGAAACTGAATCCCAGTGATAACGCACTCCATTTAATTTGCCATGCCCACGCCGGTTAAGCTCGACGCATTGACGGACACCTGGACGGACTCAGGGACGACCTACCAGGGAATCTATCTGGACGTCACGGATACCGCCAGTGCTGCCGGGAGCCTCCTCCAGCGTCTCGATATCGGAACCTCCGAGAAGTTTGGCGTCGATATCAACGGATACGTCAGGATTGGAGGGAGCGTCGTTCTTCAGCGATCCGGCACAACGACCACTTTAGGCACATCCAGCGATACGGCCCTTGTTGGATACGGCGCCTTCTCGCTGAACAACACCGGCAACGCATCCCTCACTCTCAAGGCTGACACCGACGCCAACAGCGCCGCCGCGACCGCCGACATCCTTTTCGACAATAACAACGGAACGACCGTTGGCAGGATCCGCTGGGATGAGGCGAGCACGACGCTCAATCTTGGCTATGGGGCGAACAATCATTTGTCCATTCTAAGCAGCGGCAACATCGGCATCGGGACAGGGGGCACCACTGGACCCGAAAACCCGCTCGATCTGTGGGGGGGATCAGGGGGGACGTTTTTAGCTATTCGCGACAACCGCTCCACCACGGGGGATCTAGCGGGCATTAAATTTTCTACCGCAGCCGGAACGGACTACACGTCATATAAATCATTTATCGCCCATATAGAGACTGGCTCTAATGGATTAGGGGATTTAATTTTTTGCGTAGACCCTGATTCAACCGCTTCCGCAGCTACTGCCTCGGATGAGTTGTTGAGAATTAGCGCAAATAGCAATGTGTCAGTTGGCTATGGCGTCGCGCCACCTAACAAGCTCACCGTAAAGCATGACGAAGCCACCAACACGTGGTCCAGCGTTTCAGATGCGAGCACTGACGCAGTAGTCAAGATCCTGGGAAGCAACAACGCTACGCCTTATGGGCTGTATCTTGGCTATGCCAACAGCGCGAACAACGCCCAAGGCATTCAAGCAGGTGATGGAACGAGCGCGTTGCCGTTGGTGTTGAATCCTTTGGGCGGGAATTTGGGTATTGGCACTTCGGCACCGAGTCGAAAATTACATGTCAGTGATGCTGACAACGTTTACGCGGCCTTTAGCCGAACAGGCGCCACGGCTTCAGCGCTGGTGGTTGGGGCTGAGAGTGGGAAAAATCGGATTTACTCATGGACGACTCCCGGCGGGTCAACCGCGAGCCCATTAGAAATCGTAATGGGGGACACCACGGCGTTTACTATCGACTCCAGCGGCAACGCGGGCTTTGGCACGAGCGCGCCGAACGCTAACGCCCTCCTAGACCTAACGTCTACAACGAAAGCTTTCATGCCTCCGCGCATGACCACCACGCAGAAAAACGCAATCGCGTCACCGACGGCGGGGATGGTGGTTTACGACTCCACTTTGAGCAAATTGGCGGTTTACACCGGATCTGCTTGGGAAACCGTCACTAGTGCGTAACACTCATGCCAACACTAAACAAAATCACGCAAGAGGAAGTCCCGCCCGAAAAGACTTCGGTGGAGCTTGAAATGGAAGCTCTAGTGAGCGCCTCAGATAACGTTCTCGTCAATCTGGAGCATTCACTGAGCGAAGCATTCCGAAAGGTCTGGGGAACTCCAGAGAACCCACGAGACAAGGCCGAAGTGGAAGCGCTTCTCAATGTCGATCCGGCATCAGCGGCTCTGTTATTCACTCGCCACGCCGCTCAGGTGCAGGCCTTGGAAGGCTCTGGCGCGGTCACGTTTGATCCATGGGAGAAGGTGCCAGCGTATGCGGCGACGTTTGCTCCGGATCTTTCCAGCGTCACTCTCGCCGATGATCTGGCGCAGGAGTGGGCCGATGCCGCTCCTTGATTATTTCCCCACCCCATCAAAATGAAGCAACCAGAAATCAAACTCACTCCGAATCAGATCCACATCATTCACGCGGCACTTTCGCGCCACCTCAAAAAGCATCACTATGACATCGTGGAGGATGTTGCGCAGATTAAGGACCAGCTGCGGAGGTATGAGATTGAGCTCCAAGAGGAGCACATCACCGAGCAGGTCTTGAAGAAAGAGGAGGCCAAGAAGCAGGCCGAAGAGTCCAAGAAGAAAGGCCCCGAAGTCATCCCTCTAAAATCGGACAAGAAGGGGGATGAGCCCAAGGGAGTCTCAGACGGGCCGCCGAATAAACCCGCAGCGAAGAAAGCGAGCGGCAGTTAGCCATGGGAATCCGCACAACACGATCAAGGGCCGTAAGGAGAACACCTTCGCGGTCTTTCGGTTTGAACTCCAACGTCGTCATGCCGTTGGCGAATGATCGTGTTTGGCAACGTTTTGAGCAGATCCTCAAGCCTGATGAAGTCGCTCGGATCCTCAAGGGCGCCATCAACGGCGATCCCCTCGAGCAGGACAATCTCTTCAATATCATGGTGGGCACCTGGCCGGATCTTGGCCAGGCCCTTAATCAGGTCTGCGATGAGGCCGCACGGGCACCATTGGCAGTGCAACCATTCGCAGAGGAGGGGGAAGAGCCTACTCCTACTGCTGAGGATAAAGCGTCGATCATCCAGAAGCTCAAGCGATCGATGCGGCCTATGGCCAACACTCGGCGGATGGGATGGCATGGCACGGTGCGAGAGCTGGCGATGGGGTATTTCTATGGGCTGACAATCAGAGAAATTCACTGGGGTGTCTTTGATGGGCTTTGGCTGCCAACTGACACCGAGGAGCTCTCGCCGATCTTCTACCGCTATCCTCGCCATGGGAGCGAGATTGATCAGGTGTTGTTTTCTCCGAATGGAAGAATGGCCGACAAGCTGGTTCAATTCGACCCCAACAAGTTCCTGGTGGGCGAGAAACGGTGGCACCGCGGCGGCACTCTTCAGACGGCTCCTCTCCGTGCGCTTGTTCCCTACTGGATCGCTGCCGTCTATGGGCTGAAGTGGTTCCTTCAATATGGCCAGGTCTTCGGTGTTCCCTTCCGATTCGGCACCTACCGCGAAGGCGATGACCAAGCGAGGATTGCGCTGAACAATGCACTCCAGAACATCGGCACCGCCGGATGGGCGTCCGGCCCCGATGGCACGAAGATTGACATCACACCGATTCCATCCGGGGCTCAATCTCTGCCACAGAAGGAACTCATCACGATGGCAAACAATGCCGTCGCGAAGTTCATCCTTGGCCAGACGCTGACCAGTGACGTTGGAGACTCCGGCAGCCGTGCACTCGGCGATGTGCACGAGTCTATTCGCCGCAGTCGAATTGAGTCCGCGGTGGCCTTTGCTGCTGAGATCCTCAATTTCCAACTGGTTCCCGCGGTTATCCGGGCAAACTATCCAGACGCAGAAGAGCTGCCCTACATCCAACCGGACTGGCCCGACGATGAGGATGCGCTGAAAAAGGTGGAGCGAGACGAGAAGCTTTTCTCGGGATCCATGCGTCTACCCGTCGCGATCAAGGATATCTATGATCGTCATGGCGTGAGGATGCCAGAAGACGGCGAGGAGCTTTTCACCCCATCATCTTCCCCATCGCTGGTGAATCCGGAGCCCGACCCAGGCGATGCAGATGGGGTCACGCCAGGAACTCAGCCGCAACCCGGCCCGGAGTCGGGTCGGGCTCCATTCAATTTAGAAGGCGAGGAGGAGCCCCGAGGAGGTGAGACAACTGCGCAGAGGGCCAGGCAGGGCGATCATGTCAAAGCGGCGGCCACGCTCAACACGGCGACACTGGAGGCCCTTCAAGAGAATGTCGCGGCCATGGTTCCCAATGTCGCACAGGAATGGCTCGAACCTGCCGCTGATTTCTTTCGTCCGCTTGTCACGATGGCCTTGGAAGGTAAAGCCACGCCGGCAGAGTTTGAGCGAGTGCTGGTTGAGGCTGCGGCCACGATCCCTGACCTTGAGCTCAACACCGGCGCACTGGAGGAGGCGATGGTTCGAGCGGTGGGAACCGCAATGTTGGCAGGCGCGGGACAGAAGGCCCTCGATTTGCCAGCCAAGTGAGCGTCGGTGTCACATTCCATCTTGAAGACTACGCCACCCCAGGCCTCCAGCGACTGCTTAACCTGCTAGGCCCGGAGGAGAGGCGGGACCTGAACGCGGTCGGCGCCCAGGCTGCCGTTGAGGGGGTCCAAGACTATCACCGCCAGTTTGATTCGGCGGGAGGATGGTTCAACCACGCTCTGCCCACCTGGGGAGCAGGCCGAACCCGCACGCAATGGCCGAGGGATGTCACTCGGGCATGGGCTCGCGGTCCGATCTCATCCGACAAAGCCATCATCGTCAACGCTCACCCTCACTTCCGCCACAAGGTGGAGGGAGGCACGATACGAGGCAATCCATGGCTGACGATTCCCATCGATCCCCGAGCGCATGGCCGCACAACGAAGCAGTTCGAGCGAGTCACGGGATTCCGCCTCTTTCGGCCACGCGGGAAAGACGTGCTGATGTTCGTCGAGCGGAAGGGCACGCCGGCGAAGACCGCCTACGCGCTGAAGCGCTCGGTGACACATCCAAAATGGCCAGGGGCTCTCCCGGTGGATGACGTCTTCCTTGAGCCTTTCATCAAGGCGATGGCTCGGGAGCTGGAAGGGGCTCTCTGACGTCCGTTGACGTTAAACGATTTGGCTCTGGTAAACTGTTTACGGGACCGAAAACTGAGACATTCGCGAATGTCCTGCCACCGAATCGTCAAGTTCAGAGTTGAGCTCCGATTTTGTCGGTCAACTCTGAACTTGCTCGTTAGCCCGTCGCCCACTCCCCACACTCAGATGGCAATGGCATCAGCATCTGGGGGGTCCAGTCTTTGGGGCGCCTCCAACCAGCAGGCAGCTCAAACGCTCGGATTTTAGTGGGAGTGTGGGCAACAACCTCGATATGGCCATCTGAACAGACCGATTTTAAATGGCCCAAGATTTCCGACCCTGCCAGTTCGATAGTGACATCCACTGTCTCGGGGGCCCTCAGAAGAAGTGAGCGAGGATCTTCAATCTTTGCCTTCAACCTTAGCTCTACTATTGCGTCAGGCACGGCACAATACCGGAGAGCATCGTTGCCATCGTTGTCCCTTGTCAGTGAATAATAAATGCCATCCTCATCCTTGTAGCAGACTTCTTGGTCAATGGATATGGAAGCGTCTTCTTCCTTAACCTTGATATCATAATCCTTCTCACCGCAGCGAAATTTGATTCGGGCTCCTGAATACTGAGAGTCGCTCATTCTTGAGATGGTAGGCCGAGCAACGCCCATTTGCCAGCCTTTCCGCAGGGTTGTTTTCAGTCCTTGGTGGGAGATACCATGCAGGGCGATCTCATTCAGGCTGGATTTGCGACGGCACTCATTGCGTCCGACTCCAAAGAGCCGAAAAGGCTGATCCAGTATCTTCCCAAAGGGCGGCACACGATCACGGCCAAAGTGAACGGTCAGACCGCCACTCGTGAGGTGGTTGTGGAAGCCGGCATCGAGAAGGTCTTCCAGGCGGACCTCGAGGCCCTTCAAGCGCAAAACGTTCCCCCGTTCTTCGATTACCTGCATGAGGGAGGCCGAGCGGCGGGCCATCCTAAACGTTTCCTTTGGGATGAAGAGCGAGGGCTCATCTGTGAGTCCGAATGGACCACGGCGGCCAAGCAATCGATCCAAGACAAAGAGCTTCAATTTTTCTCCCCTGAGTTTCTCCTCTCCCCGGAGGGTAAACCGTTAGGGCTACACCCATCAAGCAAAGCAATCGGCGGGCTGGTGAGCGATCCGGCCTTCGAGAGCATCGAATCTATCGCCGCCAAGAGGGCTGCGAAAGAACCCAAGCAACCACCAACACAGAAACCAATGGACCTAACCAAGTTCGTGGAGCTGGGGGTGATTACCGCAGAGCAAGCCAAGGATCCTGAGAAGGCCGCGGCGATGATTGCCGAGCATATCACCGCCTCCCGTTCCAAAGAGCAAGACAAGGACCTTCAAGCGGCCCTCGTAACCGCTAAGAAGGAGAAAGAAGACGCCCTGGCGCAAGTGCAAGCCATGAAGGAAGCTCAAGCTGATGCTTTCATCGAGGAGCACGTAAAGGCCGGGCGCATCAAGCCGAAGGATGAGGATTTCAAGGCCTCGATGCGCGAGCAGTTCCTATCCAGCCCCGAGACGGCCAAGGCGATCATGAATCGCATTCCTGCCTCTGACTTGGAAAAGCCCGTCGTGAAGGCGGCCAAGGCCGGCCCCGCAGAGGATATCGACGATAGCGACAAATCGCTGCTCGAACGTGCTCGCGATCTCGTGCAGGCAGGCAAGGCCAAAAATGTGGGCGATGCCATCCGCCAGATGGGAACCCAATCTTACCAGGACTATCACACCCAAATGGGGCTCGGTCAGGAAGGCGCAGCGCTTCAAATCGAAGCGACCCAGGCCATTCTCCAGGCTCATCGGTCGTCCAAAAACTAACCGACAAACAACAACGACTTTAGACTACCATGAACACTACTGGAGTAACTGAAGGCCCCTATATCACTCTCAAGGAGGAGACCGCGGGCCAACTCAGCGGAAAGGAAGGTTACCTTGTGGAGCTCGGCACCGCCGAGGACACCTGCAAGATTCTGGCCACCGCAGCAAATGCAATCGGCACCTATGAGGGCCGCCTTTCTGCTGATTCTGAATATGTCCGAATCCGCCTGCTGGGCCAGCCTGGCACCGCTCGATTCGTTGCCAATGGCGTGATCGCCAAGGGCGGCAAGTTCATCGCGGCGGCTGGAGGCAAAGTGGCGCCCGTTGGAAGCGCTGGCTCAGGGATCGTCCTTGGCCGCTCGCTCTACCAGGGGAACACGGCTGACGATCAGCGGTTCCTTGCCATCCCGCACACCGTTGAGCACAAGGCTGCCGAAAGCACCTTCATCGCTGATCCTTCCGGTGGAGCAACTCAAGACGCTGAGGCCCGCTCCGCCATCAACGACATCCTCGATGTTCTCATTGCGCATGACCTCATGGCTGCGTCCTAACCATTTACCTGAGAAAAGGAGACAATAAACAATGTCTGTAAGCACTACCGCAACCTTCAATCCAGTCTTGTCGCAGCTTGCGTATGAGCACTGGAATGATGGCACTCAATGGGCTGGCCATGCGCTGGCTCCGATGTTCCGCACTGGTGAGCAGGCGGCCAAGTATCCGATCTTCTCGAAAGAGAACCTGCTTCGCCGTCCGACCAACATCATGCGTGCGCCAGGCACGCCTTACACTCACAGCTCCATCACTCTGTCGAGTGACACCTACAACTGTGAGGACAAGGGCCATGCCGTCAAAATCGACGACACGGAGCGCAAGAAATACCGCTCCCAGTTTGACGCTGACCAGGCGGCTATCCGTCGCGCCATGTCTGTGATCCATTATAACCACGAGCTGGAAGTGAAGGCTCTGGTTGACGATGGGTCGGTTGGAAGCGCAACGCCCTCCACGAAGTGGGACGCAGGCGGAACGCCGATCACTGACATCAAAACACAGCGGACCGCACTGCGCGATGCTTCGGGGATCGACGCCAATACGATGATTCTGACTCGCGAAGTGGCAGAGGTTCTCTTCTACCACTCCACGTTGGTCGATCTCTTCAAGTATTCGCAGGTCGCGGTTCTTGGAGCGGAAGACCTGGCTCGCGTGTTCCGGATTCCGAACGTCATCATCGCGGGCGAGTATCACGACACCGCCGAGGAAGGGTTGACCTCTTCCTTGTCCCAAATCTGGGGTGACACGGTGGTCTTGGCGCACGTGAACAACACCGCAGACCTCGAGGCCCCCAACGCCTTCCGGACCTTCGTCTGGGCCGAGGACAGTGGAATGGAAGATGACATCGACGTGATCGTCGAGAGTCACCGAGACCAAGACATCCGATCGGACATCCACACCGTGCGTCACAACACGGACGTGAAGAAGACGGGATCCACCTTGGTTCGCAAACTCACAAGCGTGCTCACCTAACATCAGGAGGACTGAGAAATGGCTGACCTGAAAGAGTATGAGGTGACGAGCGAGGAATTCGTAACGCAAGAGTGCGAAGTGCTCAAGAAAGGTGATCGGGTGAAGCTCGATCCCAAGAACGGCGTCACGAAGTGCGGAGTTTATTTCAAGCAACTGAAGCCTGCCCCGAAAGAGGCCAAGGCCACGGAGCGGGAAGTGAAAACCGCTGAAAAGGAAACGGCCACGGAGCCGGAAGTGAAAGCTCCCGCAAAGAAGGCCGCAGCCAAATCCTCTGGAACCGCCAAGAAATAACGCTTCTCCCGACAAGTAATGGCCTGGGTCACGATCAGCGCAGATGACATCAAGTCGAGGCTCTCAAGCCCCGAATATGATGGCGTCAGCACCTACGATCTAGCAGATGGCCAGAGCGACCCCGTGACCGCGGGGATCGCTCTGGCCTTGGCCGAGGTTCGCGGATATATCAAAGAAAACGAGCGGGACTCAGATACGACTCTGATCCCGCCCGAGTTGAAGGATACGACGATCGTCATCGCCGTGGAGAAAGTCGCTGGCCGATTGGCCGGCGCCGATCTTGTGATGAACGAAAGCCGCCGCCAGTCCTACGAGATCGCCATCCAGCGTCTTCGGGACACGGCACGCGGTCACTATCACATCACGCCCGGCCAGGCATCGACGACAACGGAAACGAATAGTTCAGACGGTGAATCTGTAACCGGGGGGAACGCTTCTTTCTGCTACGGCGGAGAGATCAAGCTCGACTTCTGATGACGCTTGCCGTGCTCAAAGAGGTGATCGTCTCTGCGATCAAGGACACGTCAGCTTTCGCTGACAATCAAGAGCACGTGTATCCATTCCGGCCCTTGGAGCCTGGCCACATGTCTTCGCATGTGGCGTCCAAGCTGAAAGGGCTGGCGGCTTTCGTTTCCATCGAGCGACTCACCAAAGGCGACGAGGACCGCGACCCAGCGAAGCGGCTCTCCATCGTCACTGATCTCTGGATCAACCCATGGGGCGAGAAGGTCAACGTCACCGAAAGGGACAGTGACTTCCTCACTCTCTCTGATGGCTCGCCGGTGGTAGCTCAACTTCGAGATGTTGAGGACGTGGTGGCCGAAATCATCGTGAAGCTCGATGACCTGATCTTCGAGACGTTCCCGTCTGGAGAGACTCGTTTCAAATACGCCTTCCAGGATGCCTTCCGTTTATCCGAGGTGCCCAAGCCTTTCTTTGTCTACCGGGTGATTGGTCAATCGCTCTCAGTCTTAACATAACAATAACCATCTAAAATCATGCCTCAAGGAGTTGGAAATTTTGTCTACTTCATCCGGGAGGGGACGACGGTCGACGCCACGACGGTTTCGATCACCGCAAAACCGGATCACGATCCAGCCGCAAACTGGACCGCCTATGAGCTCGGAAACTGCGAGGGAATCACCTCGAATGTTGACGTGCAGAAGGACGAGTCCTACGCGCCAGGATCAAATGGAGCCTACGTCAAGAAGGGATCAGTCGTCACGCAGGCGAGCACGGAGTTTGTTGCCACGTTCAGCAAGCTCGATCTTCTCGCCTATGAACTGCTCTTCGGAACCGGCCAGTTGACTGCCGGGGTCGCCGGCCAGGTCATGGCGGGAGCCTATGAAGTCGAGGGCTGGGTCTGGCTGAAGCAGCTCGATGTTGCTGATGGCGACACCATCCTCGATGTCGAATTCTGGACCAGCGCAACCATTCAGGGAATGAACTTCGAGCGCGGCATTGTCCGCCCTCAGATCACCTTCCCCGTTCTGGATGCTGCTGCTCTCGGCACGATCACTGTGGATAATCTCGAGTAACCGATGAACCACAGTGGCAAGGCTATGTTCTAGCATCAAAGTTACGCTAGGTGGGGTCGAGTTGATCGACTGGACCCACGACATGGAATTTGAGCCGAGGCTGCCTGAACACGTCAGAAATGTTCAGGTGGTCCCGGCTCTTCGTGCGACCTATCAGCGTAACATCGGGCGAGCGAATATCCGCAATCAGATCCAGTTTTCGAGGGTTGAGAATTATGCGACCCATGAGCTGGCTCAGTATTGGGCTTTCGCACTGCCTCAGTCTTGGCCGACGACGAACGGTGATTGCTCAATCGAGATTCGAGGCAACGCCGATCCGGCGGCGACTCTCTATGAGCTGACGCTCAAAGACGCCGTGATTCTGTCCGCTCCCGGCGAGGCGCGGGCATCTCTTACTTTCCACACCGTCACGATCATGGGCGGCCAAATGGAGATCGTGACCGCTCCGTCCTAACGCGATGGCTGAAGACAAGCGCTACAGTATCGGTATTGAGACAAAGGCCCGTGGAGACGGTGCCAAGAAGACTCAGGCCGATCTCAAGAACCTGACGAAAACCGTCGATCAGGCGCAGACGTCCGTCGATGAGTTAGAGAAGGAGCTGAAGCAGGCAGAGGCCGCGCTCTCTAAAGCGGACGTTGGGACTCGGGAATTCCGGAAACTGCAAAAGCAGATTGCGAAGACCAAGGAAGACCTGAAGGGGCTCAAGGTCGGTAATCTCGATGACCGCGGACTGGCTCGACTCCAGCAGCGATTCGGAACGCTCAAACAACGGGTGCAGCAGGTTCAACCGGCCATCCGAAGGACCAAGGACGAGCTTTCCAAGGGGCCGCGAACGCAATGGATCGACCGGACGAAGGGCAAGCTTCAGGAGCTGAACAACGCCATCCCGGTCGGTGGCCGGCTCAGTGGTTTCTTCAATGCCATCGCTTCCGGAGCTTCCTCGGCCACGGTCAAGATTGCAGCACTGGCCGCAGGGTTTCTTGGCTTCGTCGGAATCGTCCGCCAGGGCATTGGGACGATCGGCGTCACGGAGGATCTGGAGGCATCCTTTACGACACTCCTTGGGTCGGTAGACAAAGCACAGCAGCGCATTCAGGAAATGCGCGAGTTTGCGGCCAAGACGCCGCTCTCAATCGCCGGACTGGCAACGGCCAGCCGTGTTCTTGAAACGCTCTCGGGGAACGCGCTCGGCGCCGAAGAGAGCCTGCGACTTGTGGGTGATGCTGCGGCGGTCGCCCAGCGGCCAGGCGAATCACTCGACCAGACAATCCAAAATGTGGCGCTCCACGTTGGCCGGCTCAATGCCGCCCTGAAATCCGGCAAAGGGGAGATTGGCGAATCAACCCTCCGACTTCAGGAGCTGGGCCTTATTTCGGCTGACACTTCATTCAAGCTCCGTGAGTTGCACAAGGAAGGCACTCGGGGGGAGGAGGCATGGGGATTGCTGGAATCTACATTGAAGAGCTTCGAGGGCGAGATGGAGCGTCGATCGAAGACCATCAACGGTCTGATCTCGACGCTTCGGGATGCCTGGGGGCAGTTCACCGCTGCCGTGGCCACTCCATTTGCAGCGCCGTTCAAGGCGGGAGTAAGGGTGATGATTTCCTCGCTCAATGGCCTTACGGCGGCACTGATCGGCACTCTCCGGTTCCTGGGCCTGATGCCCCAGCAGATCGAGAAAATCGCGGACAAGGCCGCAGAGGAGACGGAGAAGGTCAAGGAGATCGTCGCTGACCTGCAAGCAGCAGCCAAACAGGGGGCGGAGGAAGCAGAGGCCAGCATTTCTCGGTTGGCTGCAAACTACGATCGGCTTGAGCGGTCGATTCAGAAGAATGTCACGCGAGCCAATGAACTGGTGGACCTTCGGCTGAAACTCCAGATTCAGGAGATCGAGGGAGACAAAACCCTGAGCCCACTGGAGAAGGAGCGGCGGAAGGGTGCAGCGAGGGAAGCCGCTGGCCAGGCCACTTCACAGAACACGATCCAGGGGCTCCAGCGGACGCTGGAGCTGGCAGAGCAACAGCGTGTTGATTTTCAACAGAAGATATCGTTTCAGGCTGAACAGGAGTCAAAGCTCGCCAATCAGATCGCCTCACTTGAGGCGGAGTTGAGGGGGCGTCCGGGGTCGGCCCGCCAAGACTTCATCAATCGGCTTGAGACAAAGATTGCCGGACTGGAAAAGCGTGAGGCCGATCTTCAAAAAGATGGAAGCTTGGGGCCAAGTTTCCTTGAGCTGTCGGTTCGCAACCAGCGCCTTCGGCTTGAAAGCCAGCTTCTTGATTTGAAGCGGGGCCAAGAATTACCTGTTGATGACGAGAGGAAGAAACAAGCCCGATCTGAGCTGAAATCAGCGCAGGAGGCACTCGCCAACGCCAAGCAGGAAGTCACCGACCTAACATCTGAATTTGAGGCTACGCGGGCGGGCCACGCCAGAGAGATTCGGGCTTTGCAAGACGAGATCGAATTCCAGCGCGAAAAGGCCAGGCTCCAGGGCCAGCTTGCCCAAGGAGAGACACAGAGCGCGGTTTCCTCGGCTCAGGCCAACCAACGGAAGGAGCGAGCGAAAGCTGAAGAGAATAGATTCTCGACGCTACAGGATCAAGGAGGCGACGTGCTCGGGGGAATCGCGGCCACGCTGGAGCGACTGGCGGCCATTGCCGTTGATCCTGCCCAGCAAGGAAGGATTGAGGGTGTTTCTGAGGGAGTCGGCCAGGGCAACCTGGCGGGAGTCGGCGACATCACTCAGCAGGCAGTCACATCGACGAATGAGGATGCCCAGCGACTCGGTGCCGTGCTTGAGGAGCAAACGGCCAGCCTTCGCCGAATCCTTGCTCAAATCCTCGCAACCCAACAGTCGGGCGTTCAGGGGCTGCTTTCTGTTGGGGCTCGGGCTGCTGCTCTGGAATCTGAGATGGCCCGCGCTCTCTCCACCATAGACAATCTTCAAGGGCAGGTGAAAAACCTGCGCAATCAGCGATAGCCATGGCCTTCTGGGAAATCGAGCACAAGGGGACGAGACAATCCGCTGAGGCGTGGGGAGTGACGATGGCTTCCCGCAGGGTGCAGAGCATGACACCTGATGTCCTGACGCTCGAAATCGTCGATGTTCCAGATGTCGATGGCGTGGATAACATCGTGCTTCGTGATCTCTCCCCCATCGAGCTCAGAGATGCCAGCCCGGTTGAGGCAAACCCTGTCCCGCCATTTTCCTATGGGGACACGATTAAGGTCTACCGGAATAACCTGAAATGGTTTCAGGGGATCGTCACCAAGCTCCCATGGATCGGAGATCAGGATGGATCCGAGGGGCAGACGTTCGAGATCTCTGGGCCATGGTGGTATCTAGAAAACCTCGTCTTCCAACAGAACTGGTCTGAGATTGATCTCGATGCCAGCGTCAGCGGTTCGCCCGTCGAGCTGAAATCCGCGCTCCGTTCTCACGTCCTGCTTGGGATGAACGACGCCGGCACGCTGATCACAACCGGCGACCAGCTCGACGCGATCTTGGCCTACGTAATCGCCTCCGTTCAGGAGGCAGGGTTGGCCGCCCCTTTCGGCATCGGGAATGTCCTCGCCGGCCAGCAAGTCTGGAGTGTTGAGGGACGGGATCAGACGTGCGCGGAAGTCGTGCGATCGATCATGCGTTGGCATCCAGGCGCCGTCGCTTCTTTCGATTACTCCGCGGAAACTCCCATCCTCCACATTGTGGAGCCGACCACGCTCTATGAGTTAGATGCCACGGATAGACGAGTCGTCAGCACGCGATACACTCACCGGAAGGATCTGGTTCCGCCGTTCGTCCAATTCAAATACGAGAAGGATCACGACTTTGACGGGAACACCTACACGACCGTCGAGAGCGACATCTATCCGGCGGATGCCACAGGCCGAGCTCCTGGCGGGATTGTGGCAACGATTCCGCTGAGAGGTTCAGCTCGATCACACCAAAAACAGAAGATCCGCACGCGAGCCATCCCCACGGGCACGACCTCGCTCGGTTTCAATGGCGGCTACATGGAACGGTGGATGCGCGATCACCTGCCATGGCTAAACAACTTTGCTTTCGACGATTGGATCGTTGGAGGTTTCACCGTCGAGTTTGCGCGGCCCTCTGATTCCACGCTTCCGGAAGCGATCGACCCAGAGAACACGCTCGCCGATTCCACCGACCCGGCGGACTATCCGCGGGAGCTACTCGATGGGAATATTGAGGATTGGATGGGGGTGCGGGCTGAACGACTGCGCATCGATGCGATCATTGCCTACGACAACGATCCCCAAACTGCCGCATCCAAGGCCATCTTTACCGATCAGATAGACGTTGGGGGAACGCCCTACCCTGCAATCCGGGTATCGATCGAAGTCACGGGGACCAACGCGCAGAACAAGGTTTACAAGAAGGTTGTCAAATCAGCCCCTGCAGAGGCGACCCCAACTGGCCTGGCCCAAGCATATTATGAGTCGCTCGATGCACTCCCCTATGAAGGAACGATTACGTTGATTGATGAAGAAGCGGGCTCGGTCATCGACGATCCCGGCGCGGTCACACTTCGAGACGGAACGCCGATCGAGCTTCGCGACGGCACGGATATCATCCCGGACGGCCCGCCGGCGGTAGGCCAGAAGGTCAAGCTCGTCGATGGGACAGCCGTCCTGATCCCAGGCGGCACGATCCAGACGATTTCGCAGGATCTGCAAACGGGCCGCGACACGATCACCTTCGGCCCTTCCGAGCATCTTTCTCCGCAAGACTTCCTCGAGTCGCTCAGGCTCGCCAGGATGCTTCCTAAGCAAACTTTCCGCACGAGGGATGAGGAGCCCGATGAATCCCCGCAGTCGATTGGAGGGCACCAGGCGCCGCGTAGCAATACAACCACGGAGCCGGCGATAAATATCTCTCAGGGGTTTGGCTACACGATAGAGAAGGGCGGCAAGATTCTCGTCGAGGATGGAGACCTGACCGAGGACGGGGACACCGTGCACAACTGCGACCCGGGCGCCGCGAAAGCCATCACGGGCACCGAGCAGCTTTGGGTGATCGCGGACACCGACAAGGACGGGGCCATCACCGCCGTGACCACGGAGTGGCGAACCTCGAAGCCGACCGGGCTCAAAAAGCACACTCCCGACAATTACGACGCTCCCGGGAGCTCGGGCGATGTAGGGAAATACGCCTGGCACATCCTCGACGCCACCAACTCAAGCGGCAAGATCACCGTCGTCTACTATCGCCATGGGGTGGAGTATTACTCTGACAGGGCGCGGCACAAACAGCTCCCAGATGTCACCGTCGCTGATTCAGGGAAGGTTCCTCGGGTGGATTCTTCCGGGACAATCCTGATGGAGTATCCATCGGCCTTTGGGTTTGGTTCCAGCGGCAGCTCCGGTTCCAGCGGCAGCTCCGGTTCCAGCGGCAGCTCCGGTTCCAGTGGCACTTCTGGAACATCAGGAATCAATGGCAACGACGGAACTAGTGGGACATCGGGCACAAGCTCTTCGTCGGGCAGTTCTGGAAGCTCCGGATCGAGCGGGACATCGGGCACTAGCGGAATCAATGGCAATAATGGAACGTCGGGGGTCAATGGGACAAGTGGCAGCTCAGGAAGCTCAGGGACTAGCGGAAGCTCAGGAGCCTCCGGGACATCTGGAGTAGACGGCGACAATGGCACGTCAGGAACCTCCGGGAGCAGCGGAACGTCAGGCAGCAGCGGAGTATCGGGAACCTCGGGAACGTCAGGACAATCGGGGACCTCGGGAAGCTCTGGGACTTCGGCCACCAGCGGCAGCTCAGGAGTGAGTGGAAGCTCCGGATCGAGCGGGACATCGGGAAGTTCAGGTGTAAATGGAACCAGTGGCACTTCGGGCCAAGATGGGACTTCGGGCAGTTCAGGAGTGAATGGCAGCTCAGGAAGCTCGGGCACTAGCGGAAGCTCGGGTGTAAATGGAACGTCGGGGACCTCGGGCAACGATGGAACCAGTGGCACTAGCGGCAGCTCGGGGAGCTCAGGCAGTTCGGGGAGCTCTGGAACATCTGGAAGCTCGGGAGTCTCAGGGACATCGGGGACCTCCGGGGTGAATGGGACGAGCGGGACGAGTGGCAGTTCTGGAAGTTCGGGATCTAGTGGAACGTCTGGGAGCTCAGGGGTTTCTGGAACGTCGGGGACCTCCGGGGTGAATGGGACGAGCGGGACGAGTGGCAGTTCTGGAAGCTCAGGAAGCTCAGGGACTAGCGGGAGCTCAGGGACGTCAGGGACGTCTGGATACAGCGTTGAGATGAGAATCTCTGGCGGCTATTTCCAATGGAGGCAAGAGGGCGGCACATGGGCAAATCTTATAGCCACGCCGACAAGTGGAACCTCCGGAACAAGCGGAATCAATGGCAGTTCCGGGACAAGCGGGATCAATGGGTCCAGCGGCACGTCAGGAACGAGCGGCAGCTCTGGAACCTCGGGAACGTCTGTCTGATAGAGCACAACCCTTGACCATGAAATCACTCATCATCGCTCCCCACTGTAGCACTGGAGGAATGCCGGCCTATGTGGAGCAATTCATGAAACAATGCCCTCATGAATTCCACTTTGCCGAATTTAAAAACTACTCTGACGATTACACTGTTCAGAGAGACAATATCCGCAAGGGCCATGACTGGTCATGTCATAATGGAAATGAGGGATCACTGATCTCACTGATTGATGATCTCAATCCTGATTTAGTGCATTTCCAAGAGGAGCCGACGTCCTTCCTGACGAAAAAAACAGTCGGCGACATCCTTCAAAGGAGAGGAAGATGGATATTTGTCCTAACCTCACATGAGCGGGATCTTGATTACTCATCGCTACCTTACAAGGCAGATAGATATATTGCGGTCTGTCATTGGCAGGCCCGAATGATTCACCAACAGATTCCCTCGGCAGACGTAGTTGTTTGGGAATACCCAATCACTCGACGCCCTCCGCCTAAGTCTTTTAAGAGAACGCTTCAGCGATCTTTAGGCATGGATCCAAAGAAAAAGCATTTAGTGCAATTGGGGCTTTGGACCGCCCACAAGCGCCAGGATTGGACGATTGATGCCGCAAGGCACCTTCCGGACAGTTGGGAGGTTCACTTTGTAGGGAATCGGGCGCCGAACATGGAGGATTACTGGAGCAGGCTCACGGTTCCATCGAATTGTAAAGTGTGGGGAGAGAGGAGAGATATCGACAAGATCCTAAAGGCCGCTGATGCATTTGTGCTGCCCTCCACGAAGGAGCTGGCGCCGATCTCTCTAAGAGAAGCTCTATCTGCTGGCCTCCCCTGTTTCATTTCTCCCCTCGAAGTTTATGAGGGATCTCACGCAGATGACGATGTGAGTTTTATTGACCTTGACGACCCGAAATCACTAGCTGATGCGCTTAATGAGAGATCCCTATGAGGACATTGAAATTGCGCCTTCATTCATGGTGCATTTTGTCGGTGGAATTCATGTCATCATGCCGACGTCTTTGCCGCATGATGTTTTTCTCTACGACGGCCAGGGGGTCCTAAGATCGGCAACTGCTCAAGCAACAGGAGAAGTCATCTTCCCTTTCTATTGGCTTGAAGATTGGAGGGTAGTGATTAAGCGAGACGGCGCTCATGTTTATGAGCATCGCTTCAATCCTTCTGGGCAGAGGGTGTTGGTTTCCATCGGCTCCTCCTCAATGGGGGACACGTTGGCATGGGTCCCTTACCTGGAGAATTTTCAGCAGAGATGGGGATGCAAAGTGGTCGCCTGCTCTCATCACAACGAATGGGTGGAGTCTGCGTATCCTTCGATTGAATGGATTGGGCCGGGAGTTGAGGTCAAGAACATCTACGCACTCACAAATATTGGATTTTTCTATGATGAATCTGAAGAGTCGCTGCCAGATCCGACCAAGCACAGTCACGACCCCAGGACGGAGCCTTTGCAGTGGACAGCCGCTCGCCAACTGGGCCTTCCGCCGGTTGAAATTAGGCCAAGGGTTTCTATCTCGACCAGAGGTAGGCCGGTTGATGACCACTATGTCTGCCTCGGTATTCATTCGACCTCTCAAGCCAAATATTGGAATCACCCATCTGGATGGGATGAGGTGACCTCCTGGCTGAAATCCCGAGGATATCGCGTGTTTATTGCTTCTCGCGAAGAAGATGGTTTCATGGGGAACCGTTTGCCGGCGGATGCCGAACGACTGCCGGACTATCAGATAGAAACCACAGCAACATTCATCTGCCATGCAGACGCATTCATAGGAGTGGGGTCCGGGTTGACTTGGATGGCATGGGCACTAGAAACGCCAACCGTGCTAGTTAGCGGATTCTCTCATCCCTGGACTGAAATGAGCGAGGCTGTGAAAGTTTCAGCGCCTGACAATGTTTGCGCTGGATGTTTTAACCGTCATCGCATTCAGGCCAATGACTGGCAATGGTGCCCTGACCGCAAAGGGACTTCGCGTCAATTTGAATGCAGCCGATCAATCACCCCAGAGAAAGTCATCTCAGCTTTTCAACAATGCATCGATGAAGGCCACATTTCTTAAAGACAAAGACTGGGTATGCTTCGATCCATTGATCCGGCATCTATCAAGCCGAGGATGGGATTATGAATGGGGAGGCCCTTTGGATTTCAAAGAGAAAATGGAAGGCAGCAATCTGCTGGTTGTATGGAATGGTCAGAATGAATGGCAGCGGCCAGCGGTAGATTTAGCCAAGTCACGAGGCGTGAAGATCATCTATGCCGAGCTCGGTTTCTTTCCTCAATTTGGGAATGTGTTTTACGATGCCATGGGCATTGGCCCGGAGTCATCTGTGATGAATGACTCACTAGAGTGGCTCACAAGTGACCAGTTAGACGACTTTAGGGAGTTCCAGAAGCATTATGTCCCAAAACATGATCCTCATGGATATGTATTGATCCCGCTTCAGCTTGAGAGCGACACTCAAATCAGAAAGCACTCTCCTTTCAAGCTGATGCAGCACTTCATAGATCACTGCTGTGAATTCTTCTTTGAGTCTGGCATGCCTCTCGTCTTCAAGAGGCATCCGCGTGACTCATCCAACTATGACACCAATGGATTCCCCCTTGTGAAGCATGGAGACATCCGGAAGATCGCTAGGCATGCTTCGCTCGTCTATGGGATCAACTCGACATCACTTCTTGAGTGCTCCATGATTCAGGGGCTGGAGGTGGTGGCAATCGGAGAAGGGTTTCTAAGGAAACCAGAGCCTCGTGATCACATTCTTGCGGCCCTTCTGTCACTACAAGTCAAGCAGTCCGCGGATTCCCTTCCACACCATCTCTCTGCTCGCCTTGGCCTATGAAGACTGGCGCTCATCTTGGAGGCCATGCTGGGATCACTCACATTGATGAGGGAGCTCTCCGATGGGCCATTGCAAGATGGAAGGCGCAAAGCTTCCTTGATATTGGATGCGGACCTGGCGGGATGGTTCGCCTCGCCTCCAAGCTCTTGCGCTTGGCTGATGGGATCGACGGTGATCCGTCCATCGATGGTTTCCCTGGCTTGATTCGACATGACTTCACGAAAGGCATCTGCGTAGGCTTGAAAAAATACGATCTTGGATGGTCCGTTGAATTTCTAGAGCACATTGAGGAACGATTTCTTCCGAATGCCATGCACGCCTTTCAGCGCTGCCGATTTGTCATCATGACGGCTGCGCCGCCTGGCGCCGGCGGGCACCATCACGTCAACTGCCAACCCTCCGATTACTGGATCAAGGTATTCAGGCAATATGGATTCCGGTTCTTGGAGAGACACACCGCCCAGGCAAAAGAGCGATCGACGATGGCGCGAGATTTTCTTCGTTCAACAGGACTCGTCTTTCGCCAGAGAAACGCCCATTTCTGAGGCTGGAAAAGAGCAAGTCTAGCATTCAATTTTCAGATTATGACAGGAATCGAGGGGGCACTCATGACGGCCATTGGCGTCATGGCAGCTGCGCTGGCGCAGCTTTGGAGGATGCAAGTGGCAAGTGCCACTCGTCTCCGTGATGATTTAGAGAAAAGGCTAGCGGAGCTGGAGCTGGCGAAGAGAGGGCTCGAAAAGCGTTGCCAGCTCTTGGAAAACGAGAATCAGCGCTTACTGACGCAGTTCATCATTCTTTCATCCTCTCATGATTCATCGCCGCTCCCGCAATGGGTGAAAGATGAGGATGGCCGTGTTCTCGCAGTAAACCGAGCTTATGAGAGGGCATTTCTGCTTCCTCGAGGCTATAAACTCCAAGACTACCTCCATCACACTGATGCAGCGGTCTGGCCCGCAGAGATAGCCGCTGAATTCATGGCCAACGATAAGGAGGTATGGAGGAGGCGTGAGGTGATGGATCTGATGGAGCGGATCGAAATGCCAGACAAATCCATTGAGCCTATGAGGATCATAAAATATCCGCGATACGCGGACGGTATTGAGCAACCAATCGGGATCGCGGGAATTGCTATTCCGGAAAAACTCTAGACGCATGAGCACAGAACAAGCACAAAAAACGGGGAGCCAGACCACCGAGTGGAAGGGCTCTGTCATTGCCATGGTGATCAATCTCGCGATTGGTATCGGATCGGGTTTTCTATCACGCTGGGGCATCTCTATCGATCCTGAAATTTTGATCTCCGCCATCCTGGCCAATACGGGAATCGCCGGCTCCTACACCGCGGGCCGGAGCTTCATCAAAGGCAAAGCCATTCCTGCGCCATGAGTTTCTCCCTTGTTGGTCGAGTGTGGGATGGGGCGAGCTTCGCGGATTATCTGCGCACCGTTGACCTTTCGTGGGCTCGCGGGATCACCATGCATCACACGGCTTCCCCTTCCCTCCGGCAGCGTCCGAACGGGCTCAAGGCCCAACACATCCAGAACATCCAAAGCTACTACCAGGGCACGCTTGGATGGAGCAGGGGTCCGCACCTTTTCATCGACGATGATCAGATATTTGGGATGAGCCCACTGGATGAGCGAGGCGTTCACGCCGTCAGCTTCAACCGCTCCCACATCGGGATTGAAGTGCTCGGCGACTACGATTCAGAGGATCCCTACTCTGGGCGAGGGCTGGCCTGCTGGAACATGGCAACCCGTGCGGCAGCCGCAATTCTTGAAAGAACCGGATGGGGCGTGGACTCCATCAACGGCCACCGAGACGACCCTCGGACATCAAAGTCATGCCCGGGGAAGAAAGTCGATCTGAAAGACTTCCGCGCTGGCGTGCAAGAGCTGATGCATGCCCACGAGCAAGATCAGCCGATGCCAAGGGACTCAGATCGCGGCGGGCCGGATCCGATCGCGATGCAGTCCATTGAGGCGATCGAGTGGCAGCTGGCCAAGCTGAAGGATCGCCTGGGTTAGTTGATTTTTACAACCCCATGCCCTTCTCTGAGAGCAGGCGAAGAACCTCCCGGGCGACTTTCCCGGGCTTGTCTTCGTTGGCGTAGGCCAGTCGAATGATCTCCTGGCCGAGCTTGGTCATGTTTTTCGTTGGGATGTAGGGGGCAGTTAGCGGGGCCTCCTGTTGGAGTAGATGCTCCAGTGTCGTCAGCAGATCCATGAGGGTTTCGTTATCCTCTGCGATCCTGGCGAGGTTCATTAGTGAGGGAGGGAGCTGCGGGCGCAGGTCTTTCACCACAAAAAACTTGATCCCAAGGAAGTCTTGCAACTTGTCGATTTGTTCCTCCTTCAGTCGCTTGAGTGTCCCATCGAGAAGTCGCGTCACCCACGCCTTCCCATAGCCCATCTCCTCCGCCAGCTGGGTTTGAGTCAACCCCTTGGTCCTTAGCGCATTGAGGATCAGCGCTCGGGTGTTGTTCGTTATTTTCATAACGGAACATACAAAAAAGTTTTGTTTTAGGCAACTTTAGGGTTGTATCCTGCTGTGCAACGAGATACAAGTTCCCTCATGGGCAAAAAAATGCTTATTGAGGTAACAGAAAACCATAAGCGTGACCTCACTCGGTTGGCAAAGAGGAGAGGGCTTTCGCTGAAGGCCACGACCGCCGCAGTGCTCGATTGGGCGCTCTCCGCAGTGAAGAGCGGCAAGGCTACAATTCACCCCGCCAAAGTGGAGGAGGCCGAATGAACTGCGGCCCCATTTCAATCGTCCCATCACAGGGATGCGTCGAGCGCGAGCTGCGGTCCTTGGCCGCGATTTACGCCAAGGAATCCGACGGTCGCCAAACGACCCAGGATCACGTTGACGCCAAGCTAAAGGCGATTCGTGGCCTTCGGGAAACCCTTTGCATCGAGGAGTGCATTGCCGAAAGCGAAGCCTGCCGCAGATGCGATGGGACGGGTATGCTAATCATGGGGCACGCCAACGACCCCGCCAGTCATCAACCCTGCCCGGAGTGCGCAGACCGCAGCGAGCGATTGCAAAGACTGCTCACCGAATTGGACTGATGAACAAAAAAACAACCATCAGCACTCCCGCTGGGGGACTCAACCGAGGCGACTCGGAGGTTTACTGCGGGGGGAAGTCTGTCTTCAAGGAACTGCTGCGGCGGTATCCGAAGCTCCTCGTTCCTTACTTTCAGACGGCCCGCGGAGACTATTTCCGCAGGGAAACCCTGGACCGCGTGCTGGAGGCCGCAGAGGCCAACCAAGAGCGCAGCGAAGCGTTGGAATCAATCCTCAGTCAAGGTTCCTGATATGAGCATCGGTAGGGGCATAGGCCGCATAGTGGGCGAAGGTAACGGCGTAGGAGTCGCCGAGCCATCGCGCCACGGTGGCGAGAGGTGTTCCTGCCTGGATGTGCAGCGTGGCGAAAGTGTGGCGCATCACGTGCGGCGTCACCCAGGGAAGCTCCGTAGAATCAACCAAAGCCTTCCAGGGTCGCTCACAGTGCCAGCGCATGCGGCCTCGGCCATGGCGGACCTCGGGCCTCACCATGAAGGGCTCACGGAGCCCGTAAGAGGCGAGGAATTGGGCGAAGCGGTCGCCGTAGTGAATCAGGCGCCGCTCTTTGTCCTTGGGTTGAAAGTGCGCCGTCTCCGTCAGCTCCACGACTCCCGGTGTTCGGAACCACGAGGGAACTGCCTCGATGATCTCGCCGATCCGCAGCCCAAGGAAGAATCCCGCCATGAGGATAAAATGCAGGTCTTCGCGGTCGCAACACTCGATCAAGTGATCGCGCTGTTCTCGGGTGCAGAATGTGATGGCCTGGGTCCGCTTGATAGTCGGCAGCTTCACTCCCTCGAAAGGGCTTCTCAGGATCTTGTCTTTGGCCTTGAGCCAGGAACAGAAACCCTGGAGTCTCCGCATCTGGCAGACGATCGTGCTGGCCTTCAGCCCCTTCTCATTGAGGTGCAGGCGGAAGTTCTCGATGTGGGATCGGGAAAGCTCCGCGATCAGGATGTCTCCGGCCCAGGCCGCAAAGCGCTCCAAAAAGCGCTCGGTGTGCTCAAGGGTGCCGCGAGTCATTTCCTGAAGGGCTCGCTTCTCTCCGATGTAGCGCTTGATCGCATGGCTAAGGCGATCCGGATCTTGATCGAAGGAAAGTCGTTGGCGAAGCTCTGTAGCCATCCGAATGGCCTCGTGCAGGTTCTTCGTGCGGAGCGCGATGGGCTTCGGGCGAACACCCTGCACCATCGGCGGCTGGAAGTAAAAGAACTCCCGTTTCTGGTAGAGGCCCTTGATTTTCACTCCGCTCGGGTAGCAGAGGCGGGGAGCAAACTGCAAGACTGTTTTTTGAATCTACCGGGAAACACCCCGGAAACAAAGGTTCCACTCAAGCCTTCCCCCGAGGGATGGGGGCATCATACGTATTTCTGTCCTTCGGGCAGGGTAGCAGATTTCGGGAGCAGAGAATGCTCCCGAGCGGCCAGCGGCAGCGATCGGCAGGGGATTGTCATGCGTCCCTGCGGTTACGGAATTGGCCCGGGGTTGAAAGTGCCTCGTGAGTTTTCATTCGGCCTCCGTCTGGCCACACATTCGGGGGGCTGCCGCTGGCTCAATTTTCAAACAGGGGGGGCATTATAATGGTCACCCTATTCTCCTGGGCCGAATCGCAGCGGCAAAAAACTGACGGCATCAACCGAGCGGCAGCCGCACAGCCCAGCAATCCCGCAACCCGAACAAACAAACCTAACCATGAGTGAACTATTCTTCAACGGCGTCATTCTGGCCCTTCTCTTGGCCATTGCCGCCTCTCTCTTGATTCTCCTTTCACCTTACTCCGACTAACTATGAGACACGTGCAATCACCCATTGTCCGGGCGCCTGGCCGAGCCGAGCGCATTTCCAGAACACTTACCATCTTCCTCGCTGGAGTCTTCTGCGGCGTGACGCTGGTGGTACTTCCATCCTGTGCCCAAACCTGGGGATTTTTGAAATCTCCGCTGGGGCAGACGATTGTTTCTGCCGGGGGAGCCTTGATTGTCCAGCAGGCAGTCGAGGCGAAGCCCGAGCTTGCGCCTGTGATGGAGGCGCTCGCCGAACACCAGATCACGGGGGACGTGGACTTCGCGTCATTCGACGAACCTCTCTATGGCCTGGGGGTGCTCACTGTGGGACGGATCGCGGACCACTACGGCGACCAGGCGACGAACCGCCTCATTGCGGACTCGATCAACGTTGGCCTTGAGTTAGCTCGGCCCGTTTTGCTGCAAGGCAGCAAGTAACGCCTTGGGGAGAGCCAGGGTTTTGATAGCCGCATCCTCCTCCAGCGGCTACGGGGGTTCCCTTGGCTCTCTCCTTCACTTTTACCCTTACGAAACATGAAGGAAGAACTGGCGCCACTCGGCGCACAATTACAACCAACGGCTGATTCGCCACTCGGTGCCGCCTTGGCGAGCCGGGAGACTGGTCAGGTCATGATGGCCATGCTTGCCGCGAAACGATTCCCGCGAGACGAAAAGGCTGCCATCGACCGGATCGCGAACGCCTGCTCCCGCAAGACGCTGGCGGAGCAATCGACCTACACCTTCTCACGAGGGGGCACTGAAGTCGCTGGGCCGTCCATTCGTTTAGCGGAGGCGGTCGCCCAGCAATGGGGGAACATCGAGAGCGGTTGGAGGGAGGTGGACCGGAAGCAGGACAAAGACGGCGTTGGTATTTCCACCGTGGAAACCTACGCCTGGGATCTTGAGACGAATACGAGAGTCCCCCGAACATTCACCGTCCGCCATTGGCGCGACACAAAAAAGGGAGGCTATGCGCTGAAGGACGAGCGGGACATTTACGAACTCTGCGCGAATCAGGCTGCTCGGCGACTCCGTGCATGCATCCTGGCAGTTATCCCCGGTGACATCATCGAGGATGCGGTGAGTCAGTGCCAAGTGACGCTCCAGGCGAGCGCTGACACTGGGCCGGAAGCACAAAGCTCGATCCTTTCAAAGTTTGGGGAGTTTGGCGTCACCAAAGCGATGATCGAGGGATTTATCCAACGACGAATGGATTCTATCACGCCCGCACAGGTGCTCAGGCTGCGCCGAATCTACACCAGCCTCCGGGACGGCATGAGCGCGAAGGAGGATTGGTTCGACGCACAGGCTGCACCAACCGAACAGGCGCCCGTCGATCCCTTTGAGAAAAAGAAAGCCACGGAGAAGCCAGCAGAGGCTCCTGCACAACAGAAAGAAGAAACCCTGCTGTAAGAAATGCCCGACACGCACATTAAGAAAGCCAGTGAATACAAAGTAGGTGATCCAGTCACCTACGTACCGCACCACGCCAATGGCGATGCTAGTCATCCAGACTGCGAAAGTGGGATTGTGTCAACGATCCGAGAGGGAGTCGAAGACCGGCTCTGGGTGAAATTCAAATCAAGCGTTAGCCAGTGCTGTTATATCGAAACTCTTAGATAATAACCATGGAAGAAACCCTTACTATCATCGTCAAAGGGGAGGTTGTAGAATCGAACCTTCCCGCCTACCAGGGCGCTATTGAAGCGCGACTGGCAAAGATCAACACGTCACCGTCAACAGATCAGGAATTTGGCCAAGCGGAAGACGACTGGAAAACCCTGAAAGCCGTCGAGGAGGAAATCGACTCGAAAACCAAAGAAGCGCTCAAGGAAGCGAAGGCACTGAACGAGCTCCTTGAGGCTCTCTCCAGCACGTCTGAGAAAGTGCGGCAGGTCCGGCTGGATCTCGGGAAGGCCGTGAAGGCGCGGAAGGAGGAGATTCGACAGGATTGCGTCGAGAAGGCCGTGACAAAGCTGCAAGAGAAGGCCGAGCTGCTCCCCCAGCAGGCCAAACAGGCGTTGCCAGCACTGCAAGAAGCGGTGAAGGGCAAGCGCACCATCAAGAGCATGAACTCCGCGGTCGATGTCGTTGTGATGGAATGGACGGGCAGGATTCAAGGGAACCGAAAGGTCATCGAGGAATTCCAGGGAGCGGCATCTCATCACGCGGATCTCCTTTCGGATCGGAGCACGTTGGAGATGCACGCGCTCGGCGCAGAATCTTTGGCGAATCTCCTGGGTGAGCGTGCGGAGAAAGCTCGTCTGAGGCGCGAGAAGGAAGAAGCCGAAGCGCGGGAGCGCCAGGCTAGGGCGGAAGCTGAAGCGGTCAGGAAAGAGCAAGAGGAAGCCAACAAGCCGCCCTTGCCCCCCGAGTCGAAGACCGAACAGGCTGCGCCTGCAAAAGCGACGGAGCTGCTTTCGCCGGGACTTGAATGGCAGGGGTTTAAGGAAAGCATCAAGCAGGGGTTTGCTGTCATCAAAGCAGCAAAGGAATACCTCACTCACGAAGAAAATCTCCAGAAAGCCGAAGCCTTCGCCCAGGCCGTCAACGAAGCGTGGAAGGAGGTGAATGCATGAACAAAAGAGCCATGTTAGGAATTGGCGCGATGGCTCTGGCAGCAGGAGCAGGCGTGATGACTGATTGGGAAAAGAGAGAGGCGTTCAAGGGTCGGGGGAAGAGGCCGCAATGTTCAAAAGATAAAGCAACTCGCAAACGCCGCGCCAAAAACAAAGCGGCTAGAAAAAGCCGCAGGAGAAACAGAGCGTGAAAATCTGGGATCTCCCGCAGCAGACTGAGGAGTGGTTTCGCGCCCGAGCGGGTCGAATCACTGCATCCTCACTCTCGCGAATCATCACTCCGTCAGGGAAGGACTCCAGCCAGTGGGAAGAATACGCCATTGAGCTTTGCGCCGAATGCATCCGATGGGATGAGATTAAGTTCGAGGGGAATTTGCACACTGACCGGGGCAACGAGCTGGAGCCAGAAGCCAGAGAAGCATTTGAGCGGATCATGGGCATGGAGGCTCATCAGGTGGGCTTCTGCACTCGTGAGGATGAGGTGGTGGGATGCTCGCCAGATAGCCTCATTCAGAAGGATGGTGAGTGGATCGCGGGCCTGGAGATCAAATGCCCCTTGGCAAAGAACCATTGCAAATATCTAATAGCCAAAGAGCTGCCCGGCCAATACCGAGCACAGGTTCACGGCAGCATGGCCATCACCGGACTCGATTTCTGGTATTTCATGAGCTACTGCCGGGGCCTCCCGGAATTTATCACAAGAATCGAACGAGACGACTACACGGAAACTGTCAGAAGCGCGATAGACCGCTTCATTATCTACTACCAACAAAAACGAGAGGAAATTATGCCTCTACTTACAAAATGAACATTGACCATATTAGCACACAGGAAGCTCTTGAAGAAGTGAGCGAAGAGCTGCGCCGTAGAGAGCGCGTTTACCCATTCGAGGTCTCAAAAGGCCGAATGACAGAGGCTCAGGTAGAGCACGGGATCGCTGCAATGAAGGCGGCCAAGTGCAAGCTGGAAAGGCTCATGCACCAGGAGCAGGGCCAAACGGAACTATTCTAACCAATCATGCCCACCGATGAAAAAACAAAACGCAAAACACAGCGCCTACTGTTACCTGCGGAGCATCGGGAGCCCCTCGAGGTGAGGGGCTCAGGGCACCAAAGCACCAAAAATGAACGCCAAAGAGGAGGCACGCGATGAATAGCAGAAGCAAAGGCGCAAGAGGAGAGCGTGAATGGGCGGCATTCTTACGCGAGCATGGATTCAACGCCAGGCGCGGGCAGCAGTTTGCCGGCGGGCCAGATTCGCCAGACGTGCAGTGCGAAGACATGCCCGGGTTTCACTGCGAAGTGAAGCGCGTGGAGCGGTTGCAAATTTACGATGCGATGCGCCAGGCGATCCGCGACGCTGGGGAGAAGACTCCCTACGTCGCCCACCGGAAAAACAATTGTGAGTGGCTTGTGATGATGCGGGCCGAGGACTTTCTAAACCTAGTGAGGGAGTCTCTATGAAATGGGATGGGTCAGAGCCGCTCTGGAAATGCTTGGCGATCAACTGGCGCACAGGAGCCTCTCGGGAGACCTACGGCAACAAGCTCAGCATTCACCTCCAGAACACGCTCCGCAGATGGGGCGCAGATGACGGCTGGCGGTTTTACTGGATTTCCTAGAATGAACGATTTCCAAAAAGGAAACTGTTGCCATCTGGGAAACTGCTTGATATGATAAACCATGACTGAGCTGGAAACCAGTCTAGAAAGGAATCGCGGCCCTCGGTTGCGGTGGATGTTTCCAGCATGGACTTCGGTTCATGGTCCATCGCAACCGGGGGCTTTTTTGTGAGCATGAGCGATTATCAACAATTTCTCGCGATGAAGCGAGTGGCGGATGTCCCGACGGGGCTAGATCAGATTGGGGATCTTAATGGCAACCTCTACCCATTCCAGCGCGATATTGTGCATTGGGCATTGAAGCGCGGGCGGGCGGCCATCTTTGCGGATTGCGGACTTGGCAAGACGCTGATGCAGATGGAGTGGGCCAGACACATTCCTGGCCGCGTGCTCATCGTCGCGCCGCTGGCTGTGGCAACTCAGACCGTCCGTGAGTCTGGCAAGTTTGGCATCGATGGGGCGAAGTATCTAAGGGAAGACGACAAGGAGACTCGGCTCGCGGTCACTAACTACGAGATGCTTGCGAGGTTCAGCCCGGAAGATTTTACGGGAATCGTGCTGGATGAGTCTTCAATCCTGAAGAGCTACACGGGCAAGTTTCGCAATCAGCTTGTCGATGATTGGGGAGGCGTCCCTTTTCGTCTCTGCGCAACCGCAACGCCTGCGCCTAACGATTTCATGGAGCTTGGCAATCACTCTGAGTTCCTTGGGTGCATGAGCCGGACCGAGATGCTGGCGCGGTTCTTTGTCCACGATGGCGGTGAGACTCAGAAGTGGAGATTGAAGGGCCACGCTAAAACGGACTTCTGGAAGTGGATGGCGTCTTGGTCTCTCATGATCCGAAAGCCTTCTGATATTGGATACGACAACGGATCGTTTGAGCTACCTCCTCTTTTTATTGATCACGTTCAAGTAGATCACCAGCCAGACGCTGGTGAAATGCTTTTTGCTCTTGATGCGAGGACATTACAGGAGCGCCAGGAAGCCCGGAGAAACAGCGTGGATGAACGGGTGAAAGCCGTGGCCGATCTAGTCAACGGGTCAGATGAGCCATGGCTTGTCTGGTGCGATCTCAACTCAGAGAGCGATGCCTTGCGGAAGGCTATCGGTGATGCCGTCGAGGTAAGAGGCTCAGACACGCCAGAGTCAAAGGAGGACCGCATGATGGGATTCGTTGAGGGCCGCTATCGTGTGCTTGTTTCCAAGCCTTCCATTTGCGGTTGGGGCATGAACTTCCAGCACTGTTCCAAGATGGCATTCACAGGGCTCTCAGACTCCTATGAGCAATTTTACCAGGCGGTGCGGCGGTGCTGGCGATTTGGCCAGTTGAGTCCTGTCACCTGCTACGTGGTCACGGCGAACACGGAGGGCGCGGTGGTGGAAAATATCAAGCGCAAGGAAGCCGACGCTGAAGAGATGGCGAACCGAATGTTAGAACAAATGCAAAATTTCACGCTGGAGAACATCAAAGGTTCTCAGCGAATCGACAAAACCTATAAAGCAAATCAATCGATGGTGATCCCATCATTTTTATTATGACCAGTCTATACGAGCTGCTTACGAAGGCGAATCAATCCATGGAGTTCGCCGAGAATGATCTCACAGAGATCCGCAAGTCCACGCTAAATGATCCGGGCATGCAAGTCGCGATCGCGGACATGCTCGAAGACGCCCGCAAGATCAATAGCAAGCTGAGACTAATGATGACGATCGTTGAGAAGCCATGAAGTGCATCGATCAGAAAAGCGGTTCAACTTGGACTGCCTACCGCGGCGACTGTGTTGAGGTCTTTTCTGGCCTGCCAGATGAGTCCATCGGTTTCTCCATCTACTCTCCTCCGTTCGCGAGCCTTTACACCTACTCCAGCTCAGAGCGTGACATGGGGAATTGCGGGAGCAATGATGAGTTCTTTGAGAACTACGGCTTCCTATTGGATCAGCTCTTCCGGGTGACCAAGCCAGGCCGATTGACGTCGGTTCATTGCATGAATCTCCCCACCTCGAAAACGAGGCATGGGTATATCGGCATCGAGGACTTTCGCGGGGAGGTGATTCGGGCGCATGAGAAGGCCGGCTGGATTTATCATTCAGAAGTCGTCATTTGGAAAGATCCAGTGACCGCCATGCAGCGCACCAAAGCGCTCGGGCTTCTGCACAAGCAGCTCGTGAAAGACTCGTGCATGAGTCGCCAGGGCATCCCGGATTATTTATGCACGTTTCGCAAGCCCGGAGAGAATC